ATTATCATCATCATCTAAATAATCCTTGATATCAAAACTCCAATCAGTCCACTCAGAACCATCACCATCGGTTTTCTCTTCTGTAAAACCCTCTCCGTTGGATGGTTCGGTGACATCATCATCGTCATCGTCGTCGTCCATTAAGTCATCAAATAATTCTGGATCAACAACGCCTTTATTGATTAATTCTGCGAGTAGTGATGGAGGAAATACCATATTCATTACGATGAATTCTTTTTTGTTATTCTTAGGTACTCCTGTTAACTCGTCTACGTCGTCAATATTTTCATTTTCAAATTTTTCCGAGTGAGCATTTTTCATTTCCTCTACGATTTCCTTCATAATTTGCTCTACCATCTCTGGATCAATTTCATCAGGATTAAGATCAATAGGGGGTTGTGATTTAACATCTTTTTTCATAACAATGTTTGGGGGTAATTGCACATCTTCTCTTTCCTTTTCAACATCATACAATTTAGAAATATGATCATCAGGATCAAGAAATGTTGCAACATGATCCTTTGGAATAGAAACAGTATTCTGATTGCTAAATTTCAACCAACTTCTCAGTCTTACAACGTCTCTTGGATTTCCCAATTGATCGATGTATTGAGAATTTTGTAATGTAAAAGGTCGCTCGACAATAAATTTTTGTTTTTTCTGTCCAACGATACTGGCGATAATTTCTTCACCGCTTCTGAGTTTTAAAATTCTATATTTAGACCTCATGTAACCCTCCAGACAGATCAATGACGGACTTATTTACATTGAACCTCTCATTTATGTATATCTTCTCACGCTCTTGCATATGACGATATGTGTGATTCTGATGCTTACCCCAACAAAGATCGTCCGATATGTCAAATAGTTTGACAGAATCTTTTGTTGATGACTTTCTCAGTCCTCTACCGATGGACTGTAAGACACGAATTACCGATCTGGACGGAGATGCAAAAATAACATTGTGTATGTTTCGAATATTGATTCCCGTAGAACACGTTCCATATGAAGCGACCAATATTCCATTTTTTTCGGATGAATCAAGAATTTGACGTATGTTTTCTCTCTGCTCTACGTCAGTTCCACCATGTATGAAATAGACTTTATTATCAGTTTCGGTTTTTATACTCTCATAGAGTGGTTTACCGTGATCACCGACGTAATTAAACAAAAGAAGAGTATTACCCTTTAATGTAGTTGCTAATTTTGTAATGAATTTATTTCTTTTTTCATTTGCAACTATCCATTTTATTTCTTCTGAATATTTTGATCTTTTGATTTCTTTTCTTTCTTCATCTGAATAACTTAAACACAGAGACTTAATCTCTAAATTTGAAAGAAGGCTTTTATCGATCAACTCCTTTGTCGTGATAACTTTGTTTACTCGACCAAATAATCCCTCAATCACTAATTTATGTGTATGTGAACCGTCAAGCGTGCCTGTAGTACCAAAGCGATATTTGCAGTTTCTAAGTTTAGTCATTATTGATGTAAGAGACTTTGCTTTGAACAAATGACACTCATCACCAAATACACATTTGAACTGTGAGAAGTACGACTCTTTTTCTTTGTAGATACTCTGCCACGTTGAGATAACAACTCTCTTATTAGTATTTTTTTCCTGACCAGAATAAATCTGATGACACGAGGAATCAACCTTAAAGCCGTTTTCCAAAGAGTAATCTATAAAGTCTGATCTCATTTGAGACACAAGACCCGTGGTGGGTACGATGATAAGAATCTTATCCTCGTCCTCCAATTTGTCCAGATAGTATCTCATAAGGGTGTAAATAATTAAAGACTTACCAGAACCCGTTGGTGACAAAATTAGGGATCTCTCGGTCGATATGGAGTGTCTGACTGCGTTTATTTGATGTTCATGAGGGGTGAATGGTAACTTTAAAAAGGATTCCATGTAGTTTTGTATACTATCTTGTTTCACCATATAGTTGGGAACATCAAAATCACACTTAATAT